TGCCGTTCGCCACCACGTCGGGTGTGCTGTCCGTCCCCTTGAAATAGCCGTTGCTGTCCCGAAAACCGATCTGGGCGCGATAGACGCCCGCGATGTGACCGCGTGACGCAGCCATGTCTATACTCCTCCCTGTGAACAGGGCGCGGGCGTCTGCCCGCTATGCGTAAATGAACGAATAGGTTGCCCGAATCAGCAGCGGCAGGCGCAGCAGCGCCAGCGTGCCCGTTTCATCTGAGGTTAGCCCGGCGTCCTCCTGCATGACGACGATCTGCACACCGTCCAGCGGCGCATGATTCAGTTCAAGGCGCGGACGGGCGACGTAGAGGGCGATCAGCGGGTCGATGCAGGCTTCCGCGATCTTTTGCGCGCTCTCCGACGGGACGCCCATCATCCAGTCGCCGCAGTAGAGCCGAATATCCCACTGCCGCTCGCCATCGAAGATGCTCGCTCCGGCTTGCGGCACGCTGATGGCTTGCCGCAGCCAGACCGGTACGAGCAGCGGCATGATGCCCGTATCGAGATTGGTCGGGAAGTAGCGCCGCGCCGAGAGGTTGTAGCCGGAGACGGTGAGCAGTTGGTTGATCGCGTGCAGGCGGTCGCCAATCAGGGGAACGGTTGCGGATGCCATGCTACACCGCCAGGATGTGCGGCACGCGCTTGTGCCGCTTGCGGATGCGATCAACGGCGGGGTCGATGTCCTGCACCTGCACCGCGCCGCCATCGAACACGGTCACGCGCGCGCCGATCTGGTCTTTGGTCTTGTAGTAGTACACCACCATCTCGCGCACCGCGAACCGGATGTCATCGACGACCGTGTAGAGGTAGATCGCCGCCCCCGACGTGTGCGCCGCCGCTGTCGTGCCCAACTGCGCCCGAACCAGCGTGAGCGTGTTACTCGATACGCCCGTGACCAGCATCCACTCGCTGTCGACGACGATCAGGTCGCCCACTGAGAACGCCCCGCCGCCCGATGCCAGCGTCACACTGGTCGCGCTGTCGCTCAGGTTGCCCACCGGAATGACCGCGCCCGACGCCGACAGATGGCTGCCCCAATGCGGCACATAGCCCCACGTCCCGGCAAGCGTGATCCTGCTGTCGGTGTACGGGAATGACCAGAACGCGCCGCTCGACTGTTCCAGCGCAATCGTGGCTTTGGGGTAGACGTTGTACGGACGCAGGGAATAGGTCGACGCGCCCAATACGCTGCCGTCGCCGTTGGTCAGGGTCGTCACCGCCAGCAGGTCGTCGGCTTCCCGATCCACGTCGAGCATCCGCCCGAAACACGAGTTGATACCCATCGTCTGAGTAGCGGTGTATGGCGCGCAGACGCGATTGAGTCCGGTCTGGAAATCCGCCGACGCCTCTTTGATGAACTGGTACAGCACCGCGTCCCAGCTCGTCTCGGCGGTCTGCAAGCCGCGATGTGCCCGCGCGTAGGCGAGGTCAATCAGCGGTGGGGTGAAATAGACCATCGGCTATCCCTGTGCTTCCGCCAGCGCGACGTAATCGTCCTTGCGCTTGGCATCGCTGTAGTCCACGCCGCGCTCGTCGAGCAGGGCTTTGAGTTCGGCAATCGTCATAGCGGCGTAGTCGACCGTTTCCGGCACATCGTCAGGGGCTTCCGTCTCCCAGTACGTGACCACCGCGCCGTCGGGGATTTCACCTGCCACGTCGGTATCGTTAATAGATACTGATCCGTCCGACACCCTCTCCGCGAATCCGTTGTCGAGCAGGTATTGCCCAACGCCGAACAACGCCGGGTCGTCGAGCGCGTATTCGCCCGGCGGGATGCGACGCTCGTCGGTGATCCGCCCACCAAAATCACGATTGACACGAATACGCATGACGCCCTCCACTACTGAAGAATGAACAGCTTGACGGTGACAGTTTTAGTTGCTCCAGTGCTGGCGGCAACGATCTTCACCTTGCGTCCGGCAATTGGGATAACTTCCTCGCCCGTCCCGGCGCTGCCGTCGGCAGCCTTCACTGATGCGGCGCGCGGGAACTTCAAGCCGTTGGTGTTTCCGGCAGCGCTGGTATAGACCAGACGATCACCGCCCGTCGCGCTTGCGCCGACGATGTACACGGTCAGCACAGTCGTCCCATCCGCCGTCCCGTAATCCACATCCAGCGCCCACAGCGCCCCGCGTATGGTGTCGGTCGTGGTGACGTTGCCGTCACCGCTTCCGTCGGTCGTAATCGTCAGCGCATCGACTTCTCGAAAGGCAAATCTATCCATCGCTGCCGTCCTTCGCCGCTTCCTCAGCGGGCTTGTCCAGTTGTGCCAGCAGGTGTTCTGTCCAGCGAAGCGCGCCGAGCGTCTGGTTCAGGTCGGCTTGCTGCTGTTCAGCCTGCTGGAGCAGGGCTTTGTGCTGCTCCAGCAGATATTCACGGGTGATGTCCATGCTAAATCTGGTCGGAGACCATCAGGTAGTACGGCGTGCTGCCGACCTTGATGCGGATGACGTGCGTCACCGCCGCCGCCGACTTTGCCGCCAGCATGTTGCCCGACCCGATGGTGAAGCCCGCAAAGCTTATCAGCGCGGCGTCATCTTCCACGTCCGCGACCCCGTTGGCGTTGCCGCTGTTGGCGACGCGGATGAAGCTCACGTCAGTCGCGCCGTCCGTGTCCGATGCGTCCCCGTCCGAGTAGATTTCCGCGCACAGCGCCGAGATCGTGCCCGGTGCCCACGACGCATCGTCAGGGATATGCAGCGTGCCGTGAATGGCGACGCCCAAGCCCGTAACGCGCCCGGTCGACCCGAAATTCAGCGAGCCGTGAACGCCGTGCGCCGTGCCCGCCGAGACGTTATTGACCGTCGTGAAGGCGCGCAGCGCTTCGCCGTCCCCCGCCGCGCCCGACAGGTACAGGCGGCAGTACAGCGAGCGGGCATCCCCGCTGGTGTGATACGAATAGAAGTTCCAGTCGACGAAGCGCCCCGCCACGTCCTGCGAGCCGCCCATGACACTCTTGAGATTGTAGAGCGAAGCCATAGCTTCTCCTGTTCAGACTGAGGGGCGCAGCACGCTGCGCCCCTCGCTAACCAACTGAGCTATCCCGACGGACTAGACCGTCAGGTTGTAGGTTTCGACCGCTGCGCCCGCGCCGCGCGCCAGGAAGCCGAGCCGGAAGGTGGCGACGATCAGGTTCGACTGCGCCAGGATGTCCTTGTCGGTTTCGAAGGTGACACGGCGCTTCCAGCCCATCGCCCAGAACGGCGCGTAGACGGCGAGAATCTGCCCCACCGTCCCGGCGGCGTTGTACGTGACCTTGCCGTCGGTGTCGGTCAGCAGCAGGAAGCCGCTTTCCAGCACGTCGACGCCGTAGATGTTGACCAGTTGCCCCGACGTGATCGTGGCATTGGTGCGGCGCACGTCGTCGGTCTTGATGGCGGCGATGTCCAGCGAAGCGCTGTGCGTGTCGCTGTCGATGATGAACGCCATCTGGCTCTTGCGCGTGCGGATCGCCGACGGGAACAGCTTGATGGTCAGGCGGTAGTCGTTCTCGTCGAGCGCGCCACCGCTGCGGCTGGTGCTGCTGCCGGTGACCAGCGCGTACTTGCGCGCGCCGTTGCTGGCGAGGAAATACTGCGCCGCGTTCGCCGTGCCGCCGTCATAGTTGACGTTAGTCGACGACGCCGTATCGCCATTCAGGAACAACTGCTCGATGGTTTCTTCCGCCTTCTCCTGCATCTGGTTGTTGAGCTGCGACGAGGCGTTGATGAGCGAATCTTCCTCGAACACGCTGGTATAGGCGACTGCCATGCCCAGATAGCCGGGCGTGAGCGTCACCTGCCCCGTGCCGGGAGCCGTGACCGGCACGACCACCGTCGGACGGCTGGTCGCATCCAGGTCAGCCGACTGCGTGATGGTGTAGACCGTCGGGTCTGCGCCTTCGGTGAAAATCACCGTCGACTCGTGTCCGTCCGGCACTTCCTCAACGCGCATTCCCTTGCTTTGCAGTTCCTGGAAGATGCGGTTACTGCGCGCCTTCTCCCAGAGCGTGCCCGAATAGGCGACGCCGATCCATTCATCACCGTTGCCGGAGTTGGTCGACGTGACGATTTCATCCGAGCGCGTGCCGCGCAGCATCGACCGAACCGACGGGTTGGCGACAATCGCGTCGTTCTTTTCGAGCGCCGTTGCGGTACGCCCTGCCAGCGAGCGAACGAAATCCTCGCTCGGACGCTGACCGCGCGCCTTCATGACTTCGTGAACGAACATCAGGTCGGACAGCGACCGCGCCCAGAACTTGCGCGGCTCACTGACGCCGATCTGCGCGCTCCCACCATTCGCGCGGGTTTCCGGCGCGGGCGGGGCGTTGTTCGCCGCCTTGTTCGCGGCTTCAATCGCGTCGAGACGCCTGGCAAGGTCGGCAGTCTCCTGCGCGCGCTTATTGGCGTCGAGCATTCCGCGCAGCGAGCCAAAGAAGGCGCTGCGCCCGGCAGCCGACTGCATGGTCGCATCGGCGGGCATCTGATCCGGGCTGGCGCTCATGGCGTCCAGCGCGGCTTTGACAGCATCGACGCCGTATGCGGCGACGAGCGCTGCCAGTTCTTCCTCAACAGACCGGGCTTCGGCGGGAACCGAGGCGGGGACTGCCGTAGGCGTGACAGGGTTCATGGTGCGATCCTCCATACGAGTATCCGATTGATGAGAAGCGCGATCAGCATCCCGCCGATCCTCTG